AACAAATGCAAAATCCGATTTTTCATCTTGATTTGCAATGTTGAAAATCTGGCCACTGGTGGTGTAGCGTTGCATAGGAAGCTTGGCACCAATCCAGGTTTCGTCACGGCGATCGGTAATTTGCTTGGCATAGTCTTGTGGTACCAAATAGCCACCGTTTGCATTGGTGCCTTCTACCAATACGGCCTTGGCGGCAATTTCGTCACCCGTGCGCATCCAGTGTTTGAGTGCATCCATTTGGTCATTGCTGTTACCCATGGTGGTAAGCTTTTTGGTAGCTGGTGCATTGCCTGCAACGACACCACCACCTTTTACAGGTTCGCCTGCCATCTCTTCAATAGCGGCCTTCACTGCATCTTTGATTAATTGGTCTGACATGGTTGGTAATTCCTTTGATGTAAATGTGTGTATATTGCTACTGATATTTGCAGGGCCGCTGTTGCCAGCCTGTGGCACTGCCTTCGTATCAGAAATAGCCATGGTTCGTGGTTCTGCTGGTGTAGGGGTTAAACTAATCTCCCCAACAATCCATCGTTTTAATTCGCCACCATCACGCACCACTAAATGTGATAGTGCACCTGTAGATAATCCTAGCACACCACGTTTCACCAGTGCCATCACCTGCTGTGCATATTTGTGGCGTTTGTCAATTTCAATATCAACATCGATGCCTTCGCTATCAGGCTGCCACATCTTTACCGTGCCAATTTGTGACTGCAAATCACTTAGGCCGTGGTCATAATATACTGGCATGCCAACAAATGATCGTGTATCACCAAAATCTGTTTGTGCAGTAAATCGATCACCCGTTAAATCTTTGCCACCAAACACCACGCCACGGCCGCGTACCACGTAATCTGCTACCTGCTTCACTGCATACTTCATTGATCCATTCCAATCAGCTGGCGTGCAAAATCTCGCACTGATTTGGCCATTTCATCACGCCATGCCTGTGGTAATGCAGCAACAAAATCAGGGCCTTTGCGTTTGGCCAGTGCAATTAGTTTTGCCTTAAATTCCTCAAATGTTACATCACCTTTATAACGACCCCAACTTGACACTGCTGCTGGCACATCATCTGGTGTGACAATTGGGAAGTTTCGTGTATCTGGCAGAACAAAATCACCTGCTGGCATTGCTTCGCGTTCTTTTGGCGTGGTGTTACGATCAGCAGCAGCACGCACTGCCATCATATCGTTTTCGATTGGCTGTGCATACTCCGAAACATTCATTGCCATTGGTTCTGCCAGCTCTTGTACATCCATTGGTTCTGCCATCATTACTGCACGCAATTGCCAACGTAATTTTTGATGGTACATCAAACGGTCTTGCAGGAAGTTTTGCACACCATATTGCATCACCTCGCCAGCCATCATGATGCCACCATTGATGCAATCAATAATGTACAAATTATCCATGCTAATGCTGGCAATAAGCGCATCAAGTGAATCATCAGCGGTGGTGGTATCAATTGGTTGATGCATTGCTAATTGAAACAACGTTGCTGGTGCCTTATAATCGAGTGCACGCAATGTTTCGGCAATGCCATCAATTGCATCATCAAGTGCTTCATAGATTTGTTCAAAAAATGCATGGTATTGTGGAAAATCTTCACCTTCCACATTCCAGTGTGCAGCGTGTGTTTTGTATTGCAAAAATACCGTATTGGCTAATACTTTGCATACTTCCATGGCCAAATCAGCCTGTGTGGCTTTTACTGCCTTCATTGGTACTGCTGGTACCATACCCATCATTGGTGATGGATTAGGCATGCCATCATCACCCAATGCCACCATGTGATTTACCAAATCTTGTGCAGTTTTGCGTGCAGTGCGAATGATTTTCATATCCGCTTCAGAGTGTCTGCTACCTGCTTTTACTTCCATCTTGTTTATCTCCTTCAAAATAGATTGCACCCAATCCCTGCCTGCATCGCCACCCCAACCATGCCATGCCTGCCAGCCACGGCCCTGATCATTCCATGTGCTGCCTTGTTTATCCACTGCATGACGTGCAAAATAACTTGCCATGCGCTGTATGGTGTCGAGTGATACCGGTTCCCTATTTGCCAATTGCCGTGCACGTGCCAACCCTACTAACGTCATACCACGTGCACTTGCAGGTTTGGATTCGCGTACATCAAGTGCCATCTGTGCATTGCGTGCCACGTCTGCTGGTGGTCTGTACGTATCTGCCATGTGCACTCCTTTGCTAGTGTAGCATTACGAAAATGCATCTTTTACGGCCTGATCTACCACTGTTTTTATTTTGCCACTATCCGCCATACGCTTGGCTATTTCATCAGTGGTCAGCCAACGGCCCTGATGTATTGGTGCCTGCTTATTGCCAATCACATACTGTGCATAGCTGGCAGTGCTTACTGCCTGTGCTTCTGCAATAGTGCCACGTAGTACCAGGTATGACCTATTCAGCTTCTGTGATTTGCCTGCACCACGGCCGCGTACATAGGGTATTTGAATTGTGCCTTTCCTATACCCTGCCATCACAAACTTGCGCTGCTTATCGCTTACAAATCCAGGTGCACTGCCACGTGCTGGCGGTGGTGGATCGTTCAGAATTAATTCAGTTACTGCAAGGCCAGCCACCACTGGCAATACATCCTGCTGTAATTGCCTGCATTTCTCGATTAGATGCAGTGTAGCGTTCTGTACATCGATGGTGAATGGCATTTATGCACCTGCATCTACAATTGGCGATTCCACCAACACCAACCCAATAGCACACCTGCAATTCACGTGTGCTGGTGGTCCTGCTGTTACTTCTGGTGGCCACTGATTCTGTAGGAGTCCATCTAATGGCAGGCATACATCACAGGTAGTACTATCATTTTCTGCAATCCAAATCATAGTAGTGTTGATGCCAGCATTCAGTGCCTGATTCTGAATGGCAAACGTTTGCTGTGCTGCAGCTCGTGTGGGTTCAGTGAATGCAATGCGTTGTGCACGCAAATCACCAAACATGGCTAATTGATTGCGAATATCATCAACGGTAATACCAACCGTGGTTTGTGCGTTGGTGATCACACTGCTAATGTAGTCACGTTCAGTGGCTGATAGGTCCTGCAGGAATGGCTGCCAGTAACTATCAATATAGGTATTCGCCTGATTAGCAATACCCTGTGTGATAATCTCATCTCCTACTACATTAGCCATGCCAGGTATGGTGCGAATGCGTTCTGCACCTGCATCTAATACCAGCTGTGCAACATTATCTGTAAGCACGCCACGCAAATCAGTGTCAACGGCCGTATAGTCACCATTGGCAATTGCTTCTGCATTCTTATCACTTCGCGCTGCTAACTTCTTGGCTATGGCGTCGTACACCTTGCGTTCAGCTGGTGTGAGATCAGCAAGTGTGAGTGCCTTTATAAAGTGAAACACGTGACCTATATCACTCTTTTTTTTTACGCTTTTAAGTTCTGCATAGATAAAATCAGTCATATAGCGTGGCAGTGTATCTGATTCAAACGTGGCAGCAGCATTGCCTTTTTGTTTGTAGCGTTTCACGGCCTTGCGTTCGTATGCTTCCAAATCTGCAAGTCTACTGGCCTGTACTGCTTTTACATCAGTAAGTGATTCATCAACAATTTCTGCACCTGTATCAACGTTGATGCCAGTCACATCAGGGCCAGTGGTAGTAGGTGGCACGCCAATTGCCTCATCGATGTTGTCATAGCCTAGGATTTTCATTGCACTGCCAAGTGGTATGCCAGCCTGTACCAACTGCAACAGACTGCCAGCGCGTTGTGCTTCGTCTGTTTGAAACACGTCTAATGTTTCAGGAGTGAAATGCATCTTGTATTTGAGTGGTGCAAATACCTGCTGATTTAGTACACGTTGATAAAATGCCAATCGTGGCACAATGGTTTCACGCCAAAATGATTGGCGATCACTATCAGCGGTGGCATAGTTTGCAGCACTTGCTTCTAACATGGTGCGTGGTACGCCAAACGTAGTAGTAATGTTGGTGGTGACCCGTTCTTGCAGTGGTACAAGTTCCATATCTTTTAGTGGAAAAGTAAGAATTTGGGTTTTAACATCACCACGAAAAAAGAAGGTTTTGAATGCATTCGATACATTCTCTACACGTGATCGCCAATCACTTTTTAACCGTTCATATTCTGGTGGCGTAATCGATTTATCTAAGCTCATGATTACTGCAGGCTGTGCACCATGTTCAAAAAATGCACTCGTAAACCGTTCCAGGTAATACGCCAGCTGTGCAGATTGCAGTGCTACTGATGCTGGTGCAATTCCACCGTATACATCATCTCTAATTGATGGTTCGCGCCAATACACAATTTCATCAATAGTCCATGGCCCGTATATCTTGCCATTGATGTTTTGGCTAAATCGAATGCCCGTCATTACATTGTCAGACGTTTGCAATTCAGGTTTGTATTCAACTTGTACTGATTTTGGATTCAAGAACTGAAACCCGTACAATACACGGCCGCGATACAAGCGCAGCCAAAATGCAGTGCCAGTTAGGAGTAGTGCACGTTCTGTTTGTTGAATCAGTGAATCCATTGGCGTGGCGAATGGATAATCGACGTTCACATCATTGCGTTCTAGTACAAATGGCACAGTGCCAAGTGCATCTGAACGCAAGTTAATGGCACGGTATAGCATTGGCACTTTTTCGTATGCATCAATGGTGCCATATAATTCGCCAGCCTTCTTGGCAACACTGTACCAACCTGGTATGGCCTCGATCGCTTTATAAGTCATTGTGCATTGCCTTTACTACCACTACATAAAATCATACATTACGCTACCATCGCCTAACATGGCATTGGCACCACTCACTGCATCCACCATATCATCATGGCTGCCATACGGAAATGCCACGGATTCATCAATGAATTGCTGGCACCATTCGCCACGTACCACACGAATCATATTTTGTTCAGCACGCGCGGCCCAAGGCATAGCGCGGTGCATCTTATCCTTTGTGACGTGATAGCCAACCAACGTGACGTGTGCTAATTCCTGTATACGTCGCAATTCCTGCAACCCTGCCAAACCGTGTAATGCTTCCTCGACACCTTGTGTGGTATCGTCTGCTTCTGATCGCATTACATCGATCATAATCTTGCGTACATCTGGCCATTCAGCCTTGATGCGTATGCCATCTGCAATGTACATGATGCCATCATCTGCCATAGCCACACGCACACTAGCAGTATAGTCTGCACTATCTCGCACACTGGTGGCCAAATCCCAATAACGATACCACTGCAGGTTTGGTGGTGGTGCATCAACAATGCTAAACCACTGGCGTTTAAACAGTGCACCAGACAAATCGACAAACTGGCCATTAGCTTCCTGTTCAAACTGTTCATTCGTATAACTTGTGCGTAACGTGTGGATAAATGAATCAGGCAAAAATACATTATCTGTGGTTTTGCTGTGAATCACTGCATAATCAGGATTACTGCTGGCATGCCATAGGTCATATATCCAATTACGGCCGCGTGGCGTGGTAGTAATCCATGCCTTGCCTGGCATTTCTCGCAATGTGGCAATGGCAATCTGCCATGCATCGATGTGCATCATGGCAGCTTCATCAAACCATATCCAGCCAAGATTTGCACCACGTAAGCGATCAGGATTATCTGCACTCCTTAGCAATATTGTTCTATTGCCGTGCAACACAATGGTGCCTGTAGATATATTGTGCGTTTTAAGTATGCCAGCAGGCCGTGCAATATCTAATAGCATTTTGCGCGGACCATCACGTAGCATTGGGTATGTTGGTGCAACAATCATGCCTGTGCTATTTGGTGGCATGCGTAGCACTTCGATTACGCCAGCTCGTGTCTTGCCACTGCCACGACCCCCAATAAAGGCCCGAAACCGTGCTGTGCTATTCCAAAACATCTCCTGTGGTTTCGTACATTCGCTGTGGCGTAACGTCCTGTATTGTATCTGCGTTGTTGGTGATTGCTGGTACACGTGGCGTGCCAATCTCTACTACATAATCATGTGTGATGGTTTGCTGTATCTCTTGACGCTGCCTGTATTCAGCTGGCATGTGTCGATTCGCCATGGCCATTAGCAACATATCACTGCCAGCAAATCCACGTCTTTTTATCTCACGTTCAATGCTGGCGCAAAATCTTGCATACGCTTCATCACATTGCGTACTAAATGCAGGATCATCACGCATGTGGTTGTATACCGTTGACTTTGATACATTCGCTACATCAGATGCATACTGTACATTACCTTCTTGTGCATATGCGTTTAAATATCTATCTTGCCATTTGTCGTTACGTTTGCGCCCTTTTTTATTGATGTGCAAATCGTTCATATACACCTACTCTACATACTCACTTCTTTAGTTGTCATAATGCGTAATATTACATTAATAGTAGTATTAATAATAATAATTATTGGTGCATATTCATGCATTGCAGGTTCATTGAGTAGTGCTAGGCACACGCTACCAATAAGCAGCAGTGCATTGATCCAGATGGTTTTTGATTCATACCATGGTTTCATGTGTATTACTCCTACTTCATATAATTCAGGATAAATACTAGCACACCATACAGTGCACTGATGGCCATCAGTACACCCTTCCATTTGGTTTGCTCTTGTTCTAATTGACTAATGCGTGCTTCAAGTGATGCAAACTTTGCATTGCCTTCGTCTAATCGTTTGGCAATGTAGGTAAGATGTGTATTAATTTCTGCTAGTTGTGTTTCTACAGTGCTCATGGATTGGTATCCTGTACAAACCGTGCACGCAAATCAGCACGCACCACATTCATATCTATCATAGTACCAGGGCATGTTTTCTTGCTTCCTGTTTCTCTGTGGCCTAGTACAGTATTTTTTGATGGCTGCAGGCCACGCCATCTAAGTAACGTTTCTGCCACATGGTACATTGTCGTGCGTTGTTTCTCTGACCACTCATGATGATCGAAATAGCCAACCATCTCAATACCCCATGATTCATTATTCCACATGGCCGCATGTGTGCCAGGCTCGTTGATGGCAGTCATTTGCCAGATGCCATCTGGTGCAATAAACAAGTGTGGACCACTGGTCCAGCCAAGGCCGCAATAGTAATGCATCATGCCTTGCATTGTGGCCAAACCACGCCACTGGTATTCCTGTGGCGAATAGGTGTGATGCATTACAATTGCTTTTGCCCAATTGGCAATGTTGCTATCATATGAATAGATGTGTGTGCGAAAATCTTCAGCTGATTTCCACTGCCTAAAATCATGGCGAAATAGTGCATCTGGTGTGGTCATGGTTTCACCTTCTTAATGTACACGGCCAAATCATTCAGATAATCTTGCACTTCTTGAATTGACGATTTACCAGCCAAGAAACCTATGCGAATCATATAATTAATATCCCACACTTTGGACCATACCAGATCAGCCACTTGATTTGGCGTAAGCAAACTATTTACCTGTGTTTGCAGGGCTGCTACCTGCTGTTCTAATGCAGTGGTTCGTGCTTTGACCTGCTGTACACTATTCATTGCAGCATTTGCGGTATCACTCGCACCATTGGCAGTGCTGGTGGCGCGGTCTGCAGATTGCTGTGCAGTGGCTGTGGCATTTTTCAACCCCTGCACCTGTGCTTCGTTTACATCAATGGTGGTAGATGATGGTACATTGCTTGGGTCAATATAGCCATCAATAAGCAAACGCCACTGCTGGCCGCGTGCATCACAATACCCAAACCATAGCTGGTAATTGATTACTTCTAAATAGCCATTGCAGTTTGGTTCAAACCAAATCAATTGTGGTGTGCTGCCTGGTGCTGTGCGATATACATGCGATCCCCAATCACCACCAGCAGTGGTTCTGCCAACCCATGTTTGATAGATGGCACCAGTCCTATCAATGTAAAAGTTTGCACCACCAGCACTGTAGCTTGGTGCATTGACGGGTAATCTAATTGCACTACTCATTGGTGTTTACTCCGAATAAAAACAGCCATGTATACATATAGTATACATGGCTGTTATTTCAGGATTGGAATTACATTTCAAGTGATGGCAGTACAGTAATTAATTGTTGCCAGCATGATTCTGCTACCTGCCTGTGTTCAGTTTGGGTATCAGGTTTGGTGCGTACATCACAGTAGTGCAGCCATGATCTGACGGTGCCAGCCATGTACAATCTCGATACCGTCAACCCTTCTGGCAGTAGTGCACGTGCCTGCTCTTTCGCAATGCCTAGACTAATTGCCTTTTCATACATCGCTTGCGCCATGCTGGCCATTTGGGCCTGCATCATGGCCCACTCTACATTGATGTATTTATCATCTGTGGCCACACTGTTTTGTCTGTTTTTTGTGTCCTGCAATCGTGCAGCACGATTGGTAAATCCAAGTGCCTGTGTTGGGTCTGCATACCGTTGGCTAAACTCCTGAAACGAAAATGACCTGTGGCGTAATATCTGGCGTGCAATATCGCGTGTGGTGGTAATTTCCATGGTAATGCTGGCCATCTCGAATGGTGACCAATGTTTGTGTTTCATCAGGTAACGCATAAGCCGTGGTGCCGTGTCGTGGTTTGCCTGATTGGCAGGATTCGATACACGTGCACAATACACAATGAATTGTTCAAACGTCATGCCTGGCGCGTTGGTGGTGGCAATGATGGTGGCAGTGTTCATATATTTTTTTCATCATCTACTCTATTGCTAATGCTGGCATTTACCCAATGCCTGAAATGATGCAGGCATGGTTTAAAATCCATGCCATTAAACCAACGTGATGCATGATGGCAGTAATCATCACCATCTGTGACGTATCGCCAGCAAGTATCATCTATTGATGTTTCTGTATAGAAATCCAGGCCAGCCACGCTATAAATAAGGTGTTCTGTAGTGTATGTGGCAAACCCTTCAAATCCATTGTCGTACTGCTGCCATGCAGTGAGTTTATGCAGGCTGGATAAGTGCATCATAAAATCATGATCAAGTGCCACGCTATAAATACCATCATCACTTGTACGCACCTGTACACCATCAATAAACATTTGTGTGGGTTTTACTGACCAATACAACAAATGTTCTTTGCCATTGAATAAAAATTTACCATTCCACATATTGTCATGTTTGGTAAATGTTACATTTTGGCGAAAAATGTACATAGGATATGTTTCGGGTCTTGGCGTGTATGCCTCGAATATAAATTCATTCATTGTCATCTCATCACCGCCTTATCATTCGCATCAATATACAACCACTGCTGCCAGCATGATTTACTACTTGCCCAATGACGCCAGCCACTGCCATCATTCCATAGGTATACAAACGTGTCGTATTGATTGCGTGGTGTGTCTTGCTCTGCATGATCATACCCATTTAGCCACATATAGGTACTATCATTAAACTGCCAGATGCCGCCATCATTTGTAGCACTCCTAGCATGCAATGCATAGCTACCAAAGGTGGTTGTGTCGCCACTCTCACACGTGGCAATGGCTGCTGCTGCTGGTGTCACATTGAGTGGTGCCACATGGCAGGTGCCAAGATTGCATGCCAGGTATAGGAGTAATGTAATCATAGGTTTGAGCAATTCACTTCTGCAAAAATCCAATCAATAAGAGTATGAATATTTCCCGCTTCAAAACGCAAATCATGATAAATTTCTTTGTTGATTGAGTTTTGTAATGTGATGTATTCACGTTCATTGTGCATTGTGAATTGCCCAACAAAATCAATGCCATCTACGCAAATGATAAATAGCGAATCCAAACCAACAATGCTTTTTGCAGTGTTAATTTTTCTAACAATCTCAAGTGATGGTGCTGCAGATTTGCTGTAAATATTCATTACTTGCCACCATTCTGCTTATGCCATACCCACATCACAAACTGCAGTGTGAGTATGGTCATGCACCCCGAAATAAAGTATTGATTTAGCCACGCCATGAGTATTGCCGCAATTCCTAGCAATACTGCCAACACACGAATTTGCTTCACTAATTCCATCTTGTCTACTCCTATCATTCAACGCCATGCATATCATATATCATATTGATATACATTGTCAATTCATCACTGCATTGATTGCATCATCAATGGTTTTTACTACCACTGGCGCGCGGCCGTTCCATTCTCTATACCACTGCTCTTGTCTTACGTTGGGTTTGCCTTTGGTCTGCTTCACTTCAAGTAGATGTGTAACGCCACGAAACCCTACCAGCAGATCAGGCACACCACTGCCTACTTTATGCAGCAGTATCACTGTGGCCCCAATCTGGCGCAATGCCTGCACAATCTCGTTTTGATTGTGGTCTGTTTTGGCGTTTCTCATAAATTTCGTTGTAACTCCTTTAGCAATTCGGTATACATGCCAGTCGTTCTGCACCAGCTGATAATTTCACTACGCACAAAATATCCATGCATGCTGCACGTAGATTTTGGGAATCCGTATGCCTTCTGCAAGTGACCTAACTTGCTGTTATAGTCACCAATCATACTGACCACTTCATTACGGTATATATAGTAGTAATCCCATTCGCTAGCAAAATCACGCCACCATAAATAGTTTGGCATTTGTGGCGTAATCTTGCGTGGTAGTACATACCTATAGTGTTTTAACCACTCGCGCACAGCATCACGTCTGTACAGATTACCTATGCCATATCGATGGATATACATCTGCACTTCAGGCACCACGCGCCCTGGCCACTCTTGACGCGTGGCATAATCCATTATTTTTGGTGCATAGTAATTGATTTCCTTATTCGATATATATTCCTGCATGGCATTGGCGTGTATCTCCTTTAGCCAATGTGCACATTTGCTTATATCTTCGATGCGAAATACATTGCCAGCTATCAGCCATTCATAGAAATCTACGGGGTTTACTGTTACATTGCGTGTACTTTGCACCTGTATTGATTTCAGACCTAACTGTTGGTACCACACGCGCACCTGCTCGCGTGCCATGTGCGTATCATTGGCTATATCTTCGACACAATAGCCAATCATTGCTGATGATCGAATGCCTAATAGTTTTGTGCGATTTTTTACGGCCGCAATAGTTCTGCCAAGCTTTTCTGCAATCACTGGCCACGGTTCCTGGTATGCCATAAAGTGCAAATACTTTTCCTCTTGTGCAGACCATGGTTTGTGATCCACAATCAAATCAAATTTGTGCAGCCACGTATACACGGTATCTGACACACACCCTAATTCTGTGGCAATCTCCTGTGCACTAAATCCTTTATTGATGTAGTGCTGCAGTACATGCTTTTTGATCCATGGTGGCGAATTGTCATATTTATGTAACTTCAGAAAGCGTTGCAATGCATGTGTGCCTACTTGCAATATTTTGCACGTGCCACGTATGTTGTGCTGACGTACCAAATCAAATACAACCTGTGGTTCCATATCGTGTATTTTGCTTCTAATACTCATGATAGGTATTCCAATGTGTCTAGTGCGTGTAATTTGTCTTGTAGGGCCTTGCAGGTGTCCTGTAATTGCAGCACTGCTGATAGTGCATCTCCTTTGCGTTTGGTGGCTGCAATACGAATAGCAAAATCACTGTGCGCTAATCGATGTGCTGCCATTGCTTCTTTTGTGTTGCCAGCTCGTGGCAGGTTGATTTTCATCTGGTAGATTACATCGAGTCTAGCAGTGTCTTTTTCATTCAGCCGTTCAATGTTGTTTGCTAGGCCATCACCAATCACTGCCAGCATTGTTTTGAGTCTGGCACGCACCGCAGGTACATTGTTGCGACAAAATCCACATAGTGGCACGCCATCATCATTTGGCATGAATTGATCACTACACCCAATGCACTCACTGTTCAGTCGTAACTTGTTCATTGTTTTTCCTTTTTTCATCAATTCCTAGAAATAGCGGTTTACTGGTTTACACAATCCCAGATTACTGCACTGCAATGCCATAAAACGTGTAAACCACCCTAAATCCACCCTGGTTTACATGGTTTACATATGTAAACCATGTAAACCACGTAAACCACGGTAAACCGTGTAAACCCGTGTAAACCACCTAATTGCATAGTTCACTTACCACACGTGTTTGCATATCGCCAATGATGCCAATGGCATTGAGTATTTTGGCTAGTGCATAGTGATCTTCTTGTGCATCGCTTTTGGCCAGTAAACGCATCTGTGCAATTTTGTGTTCAGGTAGCATAGTTAGCATGCTGGTGGTAGGCAATGGTGCCTGTGGTGGCGTTATAGGTGCCACTGCTGGCACTGCATCGATTACTGGTAGTGTGTCATCATAGCCAACAGGTATGGTTTTGTTCTTGACCACAAAATATTTTGCATTCGCGTCCTGTTTTACCATGCCAGCCGCCTTCAGTCTAGTTAACATTTTGTGCGTGTTCTGGCGGCTCTTGCCTATGGCGTCTGCAATATCTTGTGGCCTGTAGTGCAATCCGTTTTCTAGCAGTTTCAATATATCGCGACGTTCTGGCGATAATAGGAATGATTCATTATCTCCGATAACTTCATGCATTGATTTTGCATCATTCCATTGCAGGGTTCGCTTATCGTCTGCATCAATATCACGACCACGCACCAGAAATTCAGCCTGCTGTGATTTGTCATCATCACCGCTGATCCGTGACAATATCCACATGCCAGACACACCACCAACCAAACCTGTAGTGCCTGATATTTCATCAAATGCATCTTCTGCTTTTGATTTGCGTGTGTGATGGATCACCAGAATTAAGCAGTGATGTTTTTCTGCCAACACATTGAGTGGTTTCACTGCATCGTAATCTTCAGTGTAGGGGTTGGCATTCTTTTGACGTGGTGCACGAATGTTTTCTAGAATATCGATCACGACCAGCACACAATCTTTTTGATGTGTTAGCCATTCATCTAATTCTTTTACTGCTTCATCTCCTTTGGACCACTCATTCACAATAAACAAGTTTTCTGGTAGTGGTTCGTCATTCATTTGCATCTGGCGCAAACGTGATTGCATACGACGTTGGTTTGATTCCAAATCCATGTACAACACACTGCCTTGTTTGGTAGCGTATTTGCCTAGTGCATTACGGCCGTATGCGACCTGCAGACACATGCCAGTAGATAACCATGATTTACGTGCTTTTGGTTTGCCTGCAAATAGTATGCAGCCTTCAGGCCCGAATTCCTCGATTATCATTTGCAAGGCTTGAAATCGTTTTGCATCTAAATCCCGTGCACTGATTATTTCACGTTTCACTACATATTCAATAGTTTTGTTCAGTGGCCCTGTCATGATTGGTAGTGCTGCCAGCTCCTGCATGGTGGCTGCCTGGTATAGATTGCAGTAATCTGCCAGATCACCACCTTTACCCAATCGCATATCGATGCCATAGGCATTCATCTGTGCAGTCTTGAATTGTGCCAGCAAATCATTAGTGGCACTTCTGCCGGTATTGTCACAATCCAACGCAATGATTATTTGACCACTTGACCACCAGCCCTGTAACTCGTCTAGGAGTGATGCAGGTAACACCCGTTCGCCACCACCTGCCATGGTGACTGCAGGTATGCCATAGTGCTGTGCTACTACCACCGATGCTTCACCATTGGTGTACACCAGTGGCAAATTATTTGCACGTGCCATCTGCACTGCTTCGCGTAACTTGTACCAGCAGGATTTAAATCCTGTATCACTGATGTATGTTTTAGAATCCTGATAGTCAAGAAACCGATAACGCGTGCCATTGTCTGTGCTAATTGCCATTGCAGGCCGTCTATTTTTCTTTGTGGCAGTCCAGCCTGCTTTTTCAAATACAGACCATTCTAGACCCTTCTGTGTGGCATAGTCGTGATGATCACGGTATGCACGTTTGCTGGTGGTTATCTCTTTGGCCGTATCGATGCCAAGAAAATCTGCCAGCTGGTATAGGGTTCCTTTTTGACCTGATACAAAATCCACAAACGCGCCATGCTCATCATCATCAATGAGGAGTGAAAATGAATTACTATCACTTCCTACACGGTATGGTGAATTGCATCTGTACTGGCCTGATTCGTTTGACACTAAATTGAGTGCCTGCAGTACCTTCTGTGCTGTGCTCATTTGAAATACCTACTGATAAAAATAGACTGCATACAAGAGTGTATGCAGTCTATCATGAGATAACAAAATACTAAAATGATAGGCTATCATCATCTAATGGTTGTGGTGTATTGGTGGCAGGTTGTTCTGCTGCCACATTGCCACGTCGCTTCGTATGCCAGCCATCTTCCACAAGGCCATTACGCATATGCAGGCCGTATTGCATTAGCTCTTTTCCTACATATAGCCGTGTGAGTGTTTCTCGATCAGCAGCCTGTTTAATGCCTTCTAACACAATATCGTGTAGCACGGTTTTTTGCTGGCCTGCACCAACATCTACAAATATTGGGTTCCCTTTTGCATCATAGCTGCCACCAACCGGAATCCAAAACGCCCATGGTGGTAATGGTGCCTTCGCTGTGGCGTTTGCTACCTTGTGCACAAATTCGGTATGCTCTGATACCACGCTATTTTTGGCACCAACCACGCGACCAGCCGTCCAGCCTTTGCAGGCAAAAATAACAGGTTCGTCAAAACCATGCAGCAAACATACCACTTCAGTGTACAGTTTCAAACCCTTCTGCCAGTGATCATGCCATGTGTAGGTACCTGCATCATCAACACTAAATGCCTGTGATCGCTTCAGCAGTGGTGCAAACATCATTGATTTTGCCTGCCAGCCACCATCATCATACAAATCTGATTCTTGCCAGCCGTCTGGTGGTGTTGGCATGCCATCAGCCTTGGCGTACCAGCGGCCAAACTCTGCGACCTTGCCAACCTTACGACCATGCGCCCAGCGAATCCGTGGCATTTGGTCTTTTTCTTCTTGGCTTTTCCATTCCATGCCTTGCGCGTCATCTTGCCAGCTCATTGTGTTTCTCGTTTCTCTCTTGTTGTAGATACATTGTGATTGCGTTGCGTACCACATCAGATAATGTGGTGTGTGTGCCTTGCCTGGCCTGTTCTGCTATTACCATCAGCAGTGCCAGGTAAATTTGGGTATCGATGCGGACAGCCATTAAACGTGTTTTAATGTTTCATCACCTCCTTTAGTATAACAATTATACACTAAATATCAATTGCGTGGCGTTACGAAATAGGTATTAATTGCGCTTCATAAACTCTATAGCAGAATCCCAACCTTTGGAAAATTCATCTTGCATCATCTCGTGATGCCAGCTGGCAATTTTCTTTTCGTACCACACCATGCACTGTGCAATGGTGACTGATACACCCATAATCATGGCAGTGATTGCCAACCCAACAAGTATTATGTTCATTATTTCGCCTTCGTGATTCGTAAACCACCAGCACGCGTGGTTTCTTTTTTGCATTCCATGATTTTCTTGGCAGTGTTTAGTTCGCCATTCTCGATCAGCTCGTACAGTAACGCATCAATGCTTTTAGTGTCGTAACTGTGGCTGGTGGTTGATTCTGTTACCATCGCACTGCCAATGTGTGCCAGCTTCACATTGCCACCCATGGCAATAGTCAATGTTTCGATGTTCTTGCGAATATCTTTTTGTGTTGCTTCGAGTGCTACAATCTCCGAATCAAGTTCAAAGTAATCACGCATTGATACTGCCAACAATTCCTGATCTGTGCTGTAGTTATTAGTCATGATTTAGATTCTCCAATCGTGCTACATATTGATGTTTGTCGAGTGTTACGCCATTGCCATAGTACATCGTGTTTCGCCACACGCGCCATTCTCCCTGACTGTCACTGAATGTAATGTTTTCTACATACTGGCAGCGATAAAATACGCTGCCATCAGTGCCAGGTGATGAATGCCACGCCACGCCACCAGCCATGAAACCTGTTGCACGTACCACGTATACTGTACCAACTGGCATTGGGTATGTAGCGTCAAGATAGCTGGTGGTTTTCAGGTGATTAATCAAATTACCCATAGTGCCATCAGCCTGGTGCACCATTGCCAATACGTGCAGCCACTGTGCATCTGTCATAACGATAAACCGATTATAAATAGTGGTCATACCTGCGCTATTCCTATCTTGTATAATGACGTTGCGAATACCTGTGCTAGTTCGCTTTGGGCCTGCAGTGTGTTGTTCCACTGCAGGCCGTGTTGTGCCTAGAAATTGCCTGCTTCGTAATCCGCGCGTAGCATTTGCACCAACATCATTGCGTCCTGTTCAGTGCTGGTAGTGAATGATTTGGCCTTATCACCTGCCACCACTTCCACCAACCATTTGCCTAATTCGCTATACACAAACCATACAAACTCGCGATTACGGCCGTGTGCCATCAGTTTTAGATTCTCTGGCATTGCGCTGCGCTTCCTTCCTTTTCTCATTTAAGGCCTTCAATATTGGTGACGTAAGCAGCATTATTACCATGCTGGTACGCGTCAAACCCTTGCCTTCCGCCAATGCATCGATGCTGTCAACCAACACTGCTGGCAATCGTAACATTACCATCCGCTTTTTATCCGACATTCAAATTACTCGCACTAAAATCAATGTGATCAATAACCACCTGCAGGCCGTACATTGCCAGCTCTTGCATGATGTGCTGTGCATTACCCCATGTGCTACTATAAACCTTGCCATTGGTTTCTTCAGTCATGCACCACCACGCGCCATCTTGCCACAATGTAATGCCAGTCATCTCATCATCATGCACCACCATTGCACACCACACGCGTTTGTGGTTTTCTGGTGTGCCTACTACTTCGCGCTCAAAATACATCTTTGGTTGTTCACTCATTGTGGTCTACCTTCCATTAACTCCATAATCATTTTGATATCAGCTGCCAGCCGTTCCAATTCGGCAATACGTGTTAGCACAATGCCTAGTGCATCATTTACCATTTGCACCTGTGGTTTGTGGCCAGATATAACTACCTTCAGGTGATCGTGATTATGGTCTGCACTCACTGCCACTTCATTCATACCGTAGCGTGCAAAATGATTTGCATTGATAGTGTACAAATCTCGCACTAACGTTTTTTTGGTATCACTCATGTTATTCGCCTTTCACAGTTTCTGGCAATGCCTTGTAGTACCACGGGTATGCTGCACTGATCAGTGCAAATATTCTTCGATTGTAGCTAGCCATGCCTACCTGATCATTGCGACGTTCTGCGCGTTGGTACCAGAATGACAATAACTGAAATTCGTATTCTTGCTGTGCATTCATGTTCATTACTCCTTATTGCTTCACAATTGCGTCAATTTGGCCGCGGCTCGTGGTCACCTGGTACACTACTGCACCAGTCATGTAGCGTAAAAATAACACTTTGGCTTCCAACCATTCGCCATAGTGCTCATTGATGGCAGCCTGCACTGCCTTGCTACGGCCTTGTGCGTAAATTTCGTAAATATTTCCATCAATGCAAATCATAAACTTTGGCACGCTACACCCCTTCATTGTAAATAGCGACGGCCCCAACAATTACGGTTCCATGCTTCGTGTGCTTCGTGACCTGTGCAATGCGTGTTTCCGAATCAAACCAAATGCCATACTGCTGGCGTGCAGGATTCAACCCAAACGATTTGAGTGCAGCACTCCGAATATCAACCGCCTGCACGGTTTTCAATTCGCCACCAATCTTCTTGACTGACCACCACTTGCGTGTACCTGCCATGTTGTTCACCTTTTCTATGCTAGTGCGAATTGCCTGCCATGATTGTACATCATTTTGATATACATTGCAATAGGCAATTTTGGCGCAATAAACCCCAATCATGTGTACAGTAGATTGGGGTTTATCTCGCGTATTAATTTCGGTACCACGCGCGCCAGCTGTGCGATCAAAATCGTTATTTAGTGACTGCCTAGACTAGCAATCAGATTGTATCACACAAACGCCACGCATGCGATTTGCGTGGCGGTCCGTGGCGTTTGTGCGGCGCGTTGAAGTATGTTCGACAAAACGATTATAGCACACTTTTACCATGGTGCAACAGGCCATGGTGGTGCACTCCAATCATTCACATTCACCTGTTTTGGATAATCGCGCAATGCCTGACGATACACACGCCATTGCTGTACCTGTGCAGCAGTTAATGGCACGTCTGGTAATTGTGTCCAGTCTGATTCCTGTAGTAACTGATCTCGATATTCACGCACATTATCCATGGCTTGCGGCTGTAGTGGTGAATCCACTACATAACTGCCAGCTGGTGGCGTATCGTAATAGGTGCCAAATTCATCTACATATAAAAATGCAATTTTTGGCACTGCCATAAGTAAACGGTAAATAATCATGTTTGGCTTCCTGTTAATTGTGTAATGTGCAAAAATGGTGATTCGGCCACGGCGCCATCAGCAGCAACGTTAATAGATACATTGCCATTTGGCACTACTCTGATTTGCAGTGTGTCACCAGTAGTGAAATAACGCACCATGGTGGCAACATGGTAATTTGTTGATATTGGCGAATTACCAAAATACCCAATGTTGGTGCCGTTGATTTGTCGTTGTGTAAACAACGTTACATTTCCTGATGTTTGCAAGAAACACTGCACTGCATAATAACCTGTGGTTGGCATAGTAATTGTATCTGTTGACCACGTAAAACCATTGTTTCTCGTTTCGGTTTGCCATGTAATCAACGTGCCAGCAGTGGTAATTGATAATGATGCCGATCGAGTAAGTGTAAGGCATGCACCTGGCGTTTCTACGCGCTGCAGGTCCTGTACTTCACTCATTACACTTGCAAGGTTATTGGTTATTAAGTTTGACATTTACTGATTCACTCCCATTACTATCAAACTTCATTTCTACACCTTGCACCTTTTGCGTTACTAGCGTGCCATTGTCATTAATGCTGACTAAATCACCAAAAAAGTAATCACGGCCGTATTTAAAGGCTGCGTTTTGTGTAAGCTTGGCTGCATAGCTGGTGCGCTTTTTTGCCTGCAGTGCTAGTGTGCTATCACCAATGCTGTTGTAATTGGCAGCAGTGGTGCCAGCTCCCTGATTGCGTGAATCAATAAACTGTTCTCGATTCGATAAACCCGTATTGAGTGATGCAGGTCTGCTGTACATGCCACGTGCCAGTGATTCGCCATTGCCACCTAATATCACATTGGTAAAATCTTGCACTCGATCAGTCACTACTTGCAATTCTGCAATAGTGCCAGTGGCCACTGATAGAATCACTGTACTACTTCGATTGGTTCCGCGTTGCCCTAAATACCACGTAAATGTGTACGTGGCTGGTGCAGTCCATACCATATCAAAATCACCACCATTGCCTATAGCCACCTTCTGCATTACATCTAACAGATTTTGCATGCTACAGGCAATGCTTACTGTGCTACCACCGCCAGCACTTGCAGCAGTGGTCATACCAGTAGTATTGCCATTAATAATGCGTTGTGACGTGGTGCCAGTCACTGCCAGATTTGTGCAATTGTAATTGAACAATGTTTTTAGAATTGTTTCAGCAGGCACTGCAGAAAATACACTCCTATTCGCCACGTTGGCACGATATGCCACCACACGATCAGATAGCAGGGCCATCATTGACACGGCCGTGATTTGGTAGATTGTTTGCGTACTAACCACTCGTACAATCTTACGAATCATGCCAGCAAATTCAACACTTGCAGAAATGCCTTGTGCGCTGTCCTGGCGTGTCACTGACACAATATACCCATACTGCAGGTACTGTGCGTTAGGTGACGTGCTGGCCATGGTAAACGTCAAACCACCAATAGCATTTACCTGCCTACTGATCCCCAATTGCAAATAATCCGTGGCAATGGTTTGAATCACGCCACTGGCATTGTAAATTGTCATTGTATAAAGTGGTGCCATGAATTACAACCGTGTACAAACAATGTATGAATCAGTCACACTACGTGACGCTACACTAGCCCATGCCTGCAAAAAATAGTTATTTGGCGTGCCTGACGTTACCGTAATTGCATACGTGACACTGCCACGGTATGTGCTGCTGGTAGCAAAATTTGCTGCAGACATTAAATTAAATCCTACTCCTAGATTTTGAATTAATGCCATACGCGTGCCAGTGGCATTGCTATCAAACGTGATTTGAAAATCAAACTGATACACACCAGACTGGTAAATAGTAATTTGGCCATTGGTTGTATTAAACGTCATGCTACCATCAGCACTCGACACACCAGCAGCGTAATTTGCAAGTGCATAGTATGTTGATGCACTGACTAATGATACGGTGCCGCCATTGCCTTGGCAGTACTGCTGTGTGCGTTGCTGGCGTGCGTTTGCATAGGCATTGTATGGTGTGATTACTGATACAAGGCCAGATGCCACTGTTACCGTGCCAAGTGTAATATAGGGCTGTGCAGCAGTAGATAATTGTGCACTCGTGGCCAGTGCCAGCCGTGTGGTTTTGGTGGCAATGGTGGTACCTGCCACTGATCGCGTAACAGTAACACTTGCACCAGATTCATTGGCTAGGATAACCAAAAAATACGTACCATTCGCCACGGCTCCAACAGCAATACTGGCACTGCTGGTATTCTCGTATAAATAACCACCAGTAACTGTGGTTGTGCCTGTGGCCACCACTGCACTGCCATCTGCAATGGCAAGTGTTGCAGTGCCTGTACCTGATTGTGCCAAATAACTGCCTTGCAGTAACACGCCAATGCCTAATGTTTTTGCTTCAATAACTGTCATACGTGCAGAATCATAACCCGATACAGGGCCATCGCCAGTGCCAGTGGTGGCATACCCAATTGATTGTTCAGCCATGGTGGTTATACTCCTATAAATCTGTCATTGTACGTAAGCGTTACTGCACTTGCAGACGTGCCAGCCGTGGCAGTAATTGAAATGGTATTCACGCCACCAGTTATTTGTGGCATTGGTGCCAGATTAAACGTGGCTAGATTTGATGCAGCACTGATGTTTGATAGTACATTTGCACCTGTTTGATCCACTACTGTTTTATATCCATAGCGTAAATCAAATGTATATGTAGTGCCAGCCGCAATGTTGGCAGTCAATGTGATGCTGTCACCAGTGCTGGTGTTCTGAATAATCAAACTATTTAACGGCCCTACTGCCACAATGTTGGGGTATGTATTCCACGTGCCAGTATACGCCACGGCCGTATTAACACTGATAGTGCCACCTGCACCATACGTTACAGGGTATAAACGCGGTATAGGTGTAGGAGTGCCTAAAATGGCAGGTGTACCAGCAATGATGTTCTGTACAGGGTTGTACCAGGTAGGATCATCTGCACGCATCTGCACAATGGTTTTCACGCTATAGCCTGATTTTGCATCTACATCGAGTGACAAGCCGCCTAATATTTTTGTGGCGATGGCACGCTGTGTACCATCAGCTCGTGTGATGGTAAGCACACCAACCACGTTTGATGGTGAAAATATCGCTAGTAATTTATCTCTGATTAAATAGTGGTCTGTAATGTTGGTAGCAGTAATGATGAATGGCAATTGCAACACTCTTGGATCAAGGCGAAAATCTACATCTGAATCACCCTGCTGCAGCGGCCCGCGCTGCGTGATTCGATGTAATGGTGCCATGCCAAATCCTAAATCACCCAAATACCCAAACGTTAGACCTGATACTGCATCATAGCCATTGAGTGTGTATGTGGTGCCTTGTATCGTGTAGGTAAGTGTATATGGCATTACAAACCACCTGCTAGTACCTGCATGGCATTAAAATCTGCCATAATGCTTGATTCACTCTGATTAGTATTATACGTGGCTGATAGCTGGTAATAATTCTGCACGGTTGCCTGTGCTGCATTTACACCACTCCCCAATGTGGCATTCATGGCGTTGGTTACGTCTGGCAATCCTGCCATGATGCCAGCTGCCATGCCTTGCGAAATAGGTTTACCAACCAAATTGGCAAATGCTGTTGATGGCGAATGAATTCCAAGTAGTGCCATGGCTGCATCAAGTGCAGACTGTGCAGCACCTTTGGCGGCATTGGTGATTGCAGTAACGCCATTGCTAATACCATTCGCAATGCCATTGGCAATATTTTGCCCTACTGCCATAGCCTGTGCAGTAATTGACGATACAAGGCCACCAATCTTGGCTGATACATCAGTAACAAATGTACCAATAGCTGTTTGCACGGTCGTAACAAATGCACTCACTGATGTTTGCAATGTGGACCACGCGCCTGCAAAATCACCTTTAAGTAATTGGCTAATAGCAGTGAGTGCACCAATAATCAGTGTTTGAAATGGTGCGATCAGTGCCATAAATCCATTAAGCACAATTTGAATGTATGGCCACAAAAATTGTAGTGTGGTCATGAGTGACTGCCATTGAACCACCATGCCATTAATAGCAAGTGACACGACACTGATTAGAATATCTCCCAGCAAACTAAATATGGTGACTAGGTTTTGTATATAGCCTTGTGTTTGCGGTGATGCTAATTGTGTGGTGATTGCACCATACAGTGCAGTGAGTGCTGGCACTGCCACTGCATACAGATTTGCAATAGCACTGGTAATTGGCGCAATGATTACAAGAAACGAATTAAACCCTGCCTGTATCGATGCAAGTGTGCCATTCCAATCAATACCAGATACAAACGCATCTGATGATAAATACAAATTATCAATGGCAGATATGATGCCTGGCCAGTCAACACTGCTAATGAAGTTTGCAAATTGTGTCACTACATCGCCAATGATTGGCACTAATACTTCACTGGCATAACTGCCAAATCGTACCAGTACAGGTAGCAGTGCTTCTCCTAACGTCTGCTGAATATCAGCAAACTGTGCTGCTAGCATTGCCTGCTGGCCTGCATAGGTATCTACAGCAGCAGCAGCACTGCCACCAAATTCTTTATTAAGTTCACTTAAGATTACCTGCTGTGCACCAGCCACATTGCCTGTTTCGACCATGGTTTTAATCATGGCCTTTTGGTCATCAGTAAATGACACACCCACACGCGACAATGCACTAATGCCTGCTATTGGATCGTTCAGAGCCTTGCCTACTTGCAGTGCTGATGATTGCAAATCAGTACCCATGGCCTGTGAAATATCCAAAATAGATTGCGTGGCACTCGTAAAATTCGTGCCTTTGATTTGCGTGAATGTGGCTAGTACGTTTTCTGCACCAAGAATTGCATCATCAGAGAAAATGCTATTGCCACTACTGGCACTCATCATAGATGCCATATCGCCAAATTGTTGTGCAGTGAATCCAGCCGCCATGCCAGTAGATTTCACCACTGCTTCAGTTTGTGCAATGGCAGAATTCCATTCAGAGGCCTCTTTAATGCTTCCTGAAATGAAATCACCAACCTTGGATAACGCGGCCCCTGCCAGATTGGTGGCAGCCGTGCCAATTGCCTGAAATGCGCCTGTGGCAATGGATTGCAAGGCATTGAATCCACCACCAGCAGTTTTGGCTGCACCACCAACACCTTCCACGCTGCTCGTAACTGCAGCAGCCACTGGTGTTACATCATCTTCACCTAAGAAACGAATTAGTACAGTGGTATCACTCATTTTTTCTTTGCCTTGTGTTCGTTCACTTCAGATTCAATGGCCATCAGTGCTAGGTGTTCAGATATGATTTGCCAGTCTGGCAGGTTTGCTGGTGTGCAATGATATATATCACGACACAAAATCAATTCCAAGTATTCAATAGGCATTGGTGCTTTTGTCCATAGGTGTGCACGCAATGCCATTGCTATTTTGGGTTTGTTTCACCTGATACACGATTGACAATAGCACTGATAATTTGCGCCAAATGACTGGCAGGCAAATCTTCAGCTCTGCGGCCGTCATCTACCATTACACACTTATTCATGATTGGCAGCAGTGCATCTAAATCATTACCCTGGCCAGCCTTCACAAGGTTTGCCACATCACGAATAGTTAGTTTACTTGCATCGATACTGTACATTGTTGTTCTCCTATAAATTGTGTGGCATGGTGCCAGCCACGCCACACTACTGTGCATACAAGATTAGGTGCTGTGGGTAATGCTGGCACATCGCAAGGTAAATGAACACATGATAGGGCCTGCACTTGATGCGTCAATTGCTGGCAAGTCAACAGCGACAATTTGGCCAGCACTGGTGGTGTAGGTATCTGCACCAGCAGCAGTGCCTGCAGGAATCCATTTCAGTGCAATCAACGTGCCATTTTCAAATGCCGTTAACATCACTTGATAGCCTTCAGTGGTTGATTCGGTATACAACACATTTACCACTACTTCTGATGGTTCGTTTTTGCCAACCGTTAGCACTGCATAGCTGCCATCAAACGTGTATGCCTCACCAGTAACTTTGGTAAGTGTCACCACGTCTACTGATTGGCTGCTTCCTGAAATATCCGTGAATGCACCACTGCCACCTGATTGGTAGCTAATGGTGGAGGCCGCTCCTGATAATGCACCTGTGGTTTGTGCCATGGCTGGTAATCTCCTTTACTGCACAATTTCAACAAATGTGAGTGTGCATATTACTCCGTGATAGTTTCGGCCCGATCCGTTCACATACTCAATTACCTGTGCACGTTGTGTAAGTAGGGTAAGTGTGTATGTTTGACCTGATAGCTGGCGTGCCTGTTCAATGTACGCTGCCATGTATGCCTGGTACACTGCTGCAATATCCGTTAACCCCAACCCCATGCCTACTGCACGCAATAAGCAGGTATCAGTAATGGTCCATTCGGTATTCATTACGTGGCCAGCACCACCCAATGTTTGTACCTTTGTGCGTTGCGACGTCATGCCAACAGGTGACACAATCCGCGTTGGCAAATCACCAATTTCTTCACTATCTTTTAGTGTAGTGCCTGATCGCACCAGCACTGTGGTGCCTGATAGCTGTACATTGAGTGATGTAATAGCAGTGATAATTGCACTAATGTTACTGGCCATTAGCTACGCTTCCTGTAGGGTTCAAGTGTTTGCTGTACATCTGTGGGTATGCGTGGTGCCTGTAGGATTACACCATCTGATGACAAAATTGCTCTATCACTATCTGGCGTGCCTTCGCGTGCACGATAAATGAAACTGCCTAAACGCAAACACGCTGCCACAATATCAGATGGTGGCGTGATCGAGTAGGCAAACCTGCCAGTAATGGCAATGGCAATATCAGGAGTGCCAGTATAGGTCCAGATATAGCTGGTATTCATCTGAATCTTAATGGCATATGCTGGCGTGTAATTGGCAGGCAACAGTACCACCACACTGCCTGGCACGGTTTGGCCATTGCCATTCACAATCGTTGTTAGCTGGCACAAATCGTAATCCAGCATTAGTGTATTGTTCATAGCGTCAACGTTGCCACCATACCGAAAATCAAGTGCATTGTAATACCGTGTGGTATCTGCAGGACATTCAAAAATTCGGTTCGTGTACGTTTCTACCATCGATTGTGCACGCGTGGCAGCATATCCAAGTTGGGTATCATCACTGGTGCTGGTGGCACCAATGTATGATCGTAAATCTGCTGCAGTTATATATGCCATGGTGGTTATTCCTTTGGCAGACGTTTTACCCGTCGTGGTGCCTGCTCTTGTGGTGCATCGATGGCTGGCACGTCATCTGGTACTAACACTGCACGATTGGTGGCAATCAGTCTGGTGCCTTCACTGGTGGTGACGTCGATAACATCACCACCAGTGTGTACCACCATGCGTGTGCCTACCATTCGTGCAAGGCTGTTATGAAGCTTTACACGCATATAGTATTACTCCTACGATGCAGGATTCACACCATACACGAATGCTTCAGCCTGTGTCACGTCACCACCCCAACGCACGGTGCAGAAAATGGCAGTCTGGTAATTCGCCTGGTACAAGTAGGGATTGCGACTGATTTCCAAGCCAAGGTTTTCCACAAATGCATAGTAATTGAAGTTACCAAACAAAATTGATTTGGCACTGGCACCTAATGCAGCAATCTTATCAGACACTGCCACCGGTTTGGTATACAGGCTGTTCATATCACCCATAGGAGTTGGTTGGAAGCTAAAGAAATTGCCAGTGAGTGCGCGAATAGCACCTAACGTGGTGTTACGCATTACCCAACCAACGCTGCTGGTATCGTCTGCATACCATTCAGGCAATTTGTGCACGATGTTCAAAATATCGCTAGCGTCTACACCTGACACACTGGCCAGCGTTTCCGAAACCGTGGCACGTGCCAAGATGCCATACGGTTGTGACGATCCCGTACCAACCAATTGAAAGTTATTTAAATGACGTGCATACGCGCGGCCTACTTCGCGTGCAATGAATCCCTCCAAATCCATGGCTTGGTCACGCAACAATTGATTTGAAATCTTCATACCCAATGATGCAGTGTAGATGGTGATGGCACTGCCAGCAAACGTTGGTTCATCTTCGTTGAATGCATTCGATTCAGCAACAAATGCAAAATCCGATTTTTCATCTTGATTTGCAATGTTGAAAATCTGGCCACTGGTGGTGTAGCGTTGCATAGGAAGCTTGGCACCAATCCAGGTTTCGTCACGGCGATCGGTAATTTG